GCACTTGGCGGTACTACAAGAAGATTTACTTCGTTACATATATCAGACTCTATCATTAATGATAATGCGAGTGGTGTTATTAAATTTAGAACAAATGGAAGTGAGAGACTAAGGGTAGATTCCTCGGGGAATCTATTAGTTAATACCACAAGTTCAATTAGTGCAGGTAAATTATCTGTAAGTGGTGGTACTGCTGCAAATGGTATAACAGCAACAACAGATGCTACCGCAGGATATGCTGCTGCTTCTTTTCAAAGAACAGCTAGTGTTGGTACAGCAGTGCAGTTTAAAAAAGGTGCTTCAGAGGTTGGCTCTATCTCAGTAACCTCATCAGCCACAGCATACAACACATCATCAGACGCAAGATTAAAAGACGTTACAGGTGAAGCTAGAGGTTTAGAAGTAATTACCAAACTAAACCCAGTAGCGTATAATTGGAAAGCAGACGGTAAAGCAGACGAAGGTCTTATAGCTCAAGAAGTTAAAGAGCTAGTACCAAATGCAGTAACAGGTTCTGAAGATGAGCATTATCAAATGGATTACAGTAAACTTGTAACACATCTTGTTAAAGGCATGAAAGAACAACAAGAACAAATAGAATCACTAAAAAGTGAAATTGCTAACTTAAAAGGAGAATAACATGGCAAACACATACACTTGGGACTGTAAAACAGTAGATGTTTATCCCACATACGAAGAACATACTGACACAGTATATAACGTCCATTGGCGTATCAATGCTGAAAGCAGCGAGACACATGAAGTAGATGGTGAGCAAGTACCATACACAGCTAGTGTTTATGGCACACAATCATTATCACTTGATGATATTGGTTCTGACTTTATACCTTTTGCAGACTTAACTAATGAAGTGGTTACTGGTTGGGTAGAAGGCATTATGGGTGAAGAGGAAGTAGCAAACTTAAAATCTGCTTTAGACTCAAAAATATCTGAAGAGATTAACCCAACTACTGAAACAAAAACAATAGGTGAATAATATATGGATACTTTAATAGGATTAATTATTGTAATAGGTATAGCTTTATTTATAATAAAAAGAAAGAAGCCACAATGGCTAAAGCTTATTAAAAATAAAATACTTGGAGAGTAATATGAGTGAAGAGAAAAACGTAATAATTAATTTTAATGGTAGAGAATATACAGCAGAAGATTTAAACGAAGAGCAAACTCGTTTAGCTGTTGAATTAAACGTAGCTGGAAGAGAACTAGCTGAGCTACAAAGAAGTTACAATCTATATAATATGATTAATAATCATAAGAACATATTGATTGAAGCCCTTGATAAAACTCTACCTAAAGAAGAGGAAGTAACAGAGGAAAACTAATGGCTACAAAAAAGACTATTGCATCAGTGGCATCTGATTTAGAAAAGCATGATGCGATATGTCAAGAACGCTGGAAAACCATCTATAGAAAAACTGATGCATTACAAAAGTCAGTAGATAGCACAAAAATTTGGCTTCTTGGTGGTCTTACAACTATTGTAGCTTCTTTAATAACCCTAATAGTAAAAAGCACGTTTTGAGCATAACCAAAATTGCTGAAGTAGCAAACAACGTCTTGGATAAATTTGTTCAGGATAAAGACTTAAAAGAACAACTATCACATGACTTACAAAAAGAACTTATATCTTTGGATAAAGCACAGATTAGCCTTAATGCTGAAGAAGCGAAAAACGGGAACTGGTTTGTATCGTCATGGCGACCCTGCATTGGATATGTTTGTGGGTTTAGTCTTTGCACTCATTACATTATCTTGCCTATCGCAACTTGGATAGCTGTAGTTAGCGGTACTGATTTACAACTTGAAAAGCTTGAGTTTGATTTTTCGCAACTTACTACAATTCTTTTATCCCTACTTGGGATGTCATCACTTAGAACAGCAGAGAAGTTCAGAGGAGTTCATAACAAATAATATGTACGATAAAGTAAAAGAAATGCTAGTCAGGCATGAAGGGGTTATGTGTACCCTTTATCAATGTAGTGAAGGTAGATGGACTATTGGTGTAGGTAGAAACTTACAAGATAGAGGTGTTACAGAAGATGAAGCTATGTATCTACTTGATAACGATATTAAAAGAGTTATGAGCCAACTTGATGAGTACTGGACTGTTTGGCGTAGCTTTCCTGAAAAAGCACAGCTTTGTTGTGTTGATATGTCATTTCAAATGGGTATCAAAGGTTTTATGGGTTTTAGAAGAACAAGAGCCTTAATGGAAATGGGGATGTGGTTAGAAGCATCAGAAGAATTATTAGATAGCAAATATGCTATACAAACTCCAAACAGGGCAAATTACAATTCACGACAACTAGCATTGTGTACTAAAGATGCCAAAAAAGACATCGGAAGACCACCAAAGTAATTCTCGACTTGGTGCTTTAGGGGAATCCTTAGTACAAACATTCTTATTAGAATACGCTGACTTTTGCTATTCAACCCAAGAAAAACATCCAGCAGATTTAATGGTAGAATTTGCCAATGCAAAATACACAGTCCAAGTCAAAAGCAGAAGAGAATCCAAAGAAGGCAAATATACTTTTGCATCTGAAACATCAAGAGCAATGTCAGAGACTTATAAAAACTATCATTGTGATATTCTTGCTTTCGTTTTCTTTAGCCAAGAACATAAGCGAATTCTCTTCAAACCAAATACTACTTCGCAAACCTACTTTACCTTTGATAAAAAGATAATCACCCCAACCCTAGAAATAGATTCCTTACAAGAAACCTTAGATACACTTAGCCAAGTGCCAGTATTGAACCCTTTAAAATAAATTAAAATAAATGTTTACATTTAAATATATAAATGTATATAATACGTTATGTTAAACAAAAAGGAGTCAAACATGAACACACTAGAAAACTTAAAAAAAGAAAGAACACAATGGTTAAAGGCATATAACAATATGAGACCTTTCGCTGGTGAAACACCATCAGAGAACTTAGCTAGAAGAGAGGAATACCTTAATAACTATAAGTCATACGACAAGCAAATAAAGAAAATCCAAAGACAACAAAAAAGGGGGGTGTAATGACTAGATACACTTTAGAAGTAAAACTACCTAGCTTAGGCTGGGTAGTTGCCATTAAGACTAGCAACTTATTCTACATGGCTAGTAAAAGAGCTAGGTTAATCAAACAAGGTCACGAAGTAAAACTAACTAAAAAGAGGAGTAAGTAATGCATTCAGAAAAGTTAGCAAATTCAATAATCAATGATTTACAAGAGAATCTAAATAAATTAAAAAATCCAAGAACCAGTTTTAAGAACCAAGAAGAATGGCTATATCTTAAAAACTGGATTGAAGATGATATTAAAGAAATTATTAATCATACACATGCAAGACTGCATAAATTTAAGGGAGAGTAAATAATGAAAAATAAAATCAAAGTAACAGGCACTATTAATTCTTGGGGTCATAACTCCATAGATAGTGCTGAAGTATTTTTTAACAAGCACATAGAAGATTGCTCATGTGGTGGTTCTTATTCATATAGTGCAATGCTACAGATGGAACAAATCAAAGCAGGAGACTTTGTTGATGATTGTGCAACTATTGAATGTGATAATTGTTACAGTATGTTGGATGTTGATGATTATGATATTGCTTTAGAAATACCTAATAATCTTAAAGAGCAATTTGCTAAAGAAAAGATTTGGTGTAAGTCCAAAGATTATGTAGAAATGTCTCAGGGTGTATCTACTATGGATTGGGATGTGCAGATGGGTGGTAAATCATTTGAAGAATTAGCAGAGCAAGAACTGAAAGCTCAGGGGGTTTTGTAATGGAATATGTAATCATGTTAATAGTGGGATATATATCTTGCTTGGTAATACTAATGGCGATTGAGTCAGATAAAAGGAGAGATAAATGGAAGTAGTATTTAATATATTAGGTGGCGGAGAAATCCGCCTACCTAAAAGAGAGGTTAGAGGTTATTACAAAGACTTTATGACTGGCGAGACTAAAGTTCAAGTTGGCAATGATGAGCATAAGGTCAGAGAGTCTTTGACTGAGATAGCATATTTGATGGGGGTGGTTAAGTGATAGAAGAGCTAAAAGAATACCAGTCCCAGCAACGTGGCAAAGCATGGGTGTTTAAAGATATACCTAATAAAGACTATCATGCAGGTGTTGGTGTTAGCAGTAGTTTTATAAGAAGGTTTGGTGAATCACAATTACATGCACTAGAGCATCAACAAGAAACAACACCAGCCATGAGGTTTGGAACTGCTGCTCATTCATTACTTGTAGAAGGTCAGGAAGCCTTTGATAAGGAAGTGGTTGTAATTAGCGGTAGTCCTTACACAAAGGCAAATAAAGAACTTAAAGAAGAGTACGAGAAGCGTGGTCTTATTGTGCTTAAAGAAGCTGATGTAGAACTTATACAAGGCATGAAGGATAAGATGATTTATGAAGGTAATGCTTATCTTGATGCTAAAGGTAAAGTTCCTGAGTCTAGTTTTTACTGGTATGAAGATGATGTATTGTGTAAATGTAGACCTGACTTGATATGTCCACCTTTAGATAATACTGATTCAAAAGATGAGATAGTTATAGTGGACTACAAGACTACTCAATCAGTTGAACCTTACACCTTTGCAAAGTCTGTTAAAAAGTTTAGATACGACTTACAAGCAGCATATTACAGGCGTGGCATGGAAGCTGCTGGTTATAAGGTAACTGACTTTATGTTTGTTGCCCAAGAAAAGACTTATCCTTATGCATCTAAGGTATTTAGAATGACTAAAGAGCAAATGGACTTTGGTTGGTCAATCATGGAAACTTACTTAGAAGACTATAAAGAATACAAGAAAGGCAAACCTTTGAGTATTTACAATAGTCCTAATGTTATTGATTTGGTGTTGTAGTTTAATTATGAGTAAGTTATACGATGATGTAGATGGTGTTTATGTTGGTGAATACAACATTGAGAGAATATCCTATGAAGATACAAAGCCATTTATATTAGATATTCATTACGCTAAACGTATGCCATCTATCAGTTATGCTTATGGCTTGTTTCAAGATAATCAACTTATAGGTATGGTTAGCTATGGGTCACCACCATCACCAGCATTATGTAAAGGTATAGCAGGTGAAAAGAATAAAAGCATAGTTTTAGAATTAAATAGATTGGTTTTAAAAGATAATAAAAAGAATCAAGCATCTATATTAATTGGTGCATCTTTTAAGTTATTACCCAAACCAAGAATAATAGTTTCTTATGCTGATACCGAGCAAGACCATATTGGTGTTGTATATCAAGCTACTAATTTTATTTATACAGGTCTATCTGATAAAAGAAAAGAATGGAGAATGATTGGTAGTAATATACATAGTAAAACTGTATGTGAATCCTATTCTTTGGAAGAAAGAAAATCTAATAAAGAAAAATTTGAACAAGTAGATAGACCAAGAAAGCATAGATACATTTATTTTCTTGGTGGCAAGAATGAAAGAAAGGGTTTATTAAAACAACTAAATTATAAAATAATGGATTACCCTAAAAGACAAGAAGGGCAAAAAAGATAATGAGAGTATTAGAGTATAGTATGGAGAGTTTATCCTTTGCCCTTAACAACAGTATAAGGTTTTTGGAGAAAGATGTAATAAAGTCTTTGCTTTATTATCAAATTAATTTTAATATAAATATGGAGAGTCAAAACAATGGATGAAGTAATAAAAAAAGCACTTTGGATTCCTGAAGAGCTACACAAAGACATAAAAATCTTTGCAATACAAAACAACTTAACAATAGAACAAGCCAGTCAGATGTTAATAAAACTTGGCATGGTGACTTATGAAGCTGAGAAGAACAATGACTCAGTATAGCGATATAGTTGAAACGCAAAGATTAAAGCTGAATAAGCAGAAAGATGAATGGTATATCCACGTTAATAATGGTGCTGGTTATACAGAAGTTAAAGATGGAGATACATTAACTATTACTTATCATGCTACTGGTAAGAAGGAGATTTTTATAGATGCCAATTAACAGCAGAACAAAAGGTGCAGCTTTCGAAAGAGTTATATGCAAAAAGATTAATACTTATCTTGCATCTAAAGGTAGCACCAAGACTGTTAAAAGAAACCTAGACCAATATCAAACCAAAGGCATGGCTGATATTTACTGGGGTAACTTGGCAATAGAATGTAAACGATACAAAGGCACTGGTAGAAGTGATGTATTTAAAAACGACTGGTGGAATCAAGCAGTTGAGAGTGCTAATGATGACCTAATACCAGTATTAATTTATAAGTATGATAGACGCAAGATTATGTGTGTGATACCTCTATATCTAATGGAGAGTGGGTATAAAAAGAATTGGGAACAATACTATATGTGTCCACTATCAGAAGTATGTGAGAGGTTAGATGAAGTCGTACAAAAGGCTAATGGACTTACATAGTTATTTACTAGAAGAAGATTTTGAACAATATTGCAGAATGTCTTTTGACAAGATATTAGTTGCATGTGAATTTCTTGGCATTATTAATGACGAGGATTACGAAAGTTTTAAGGAAAGGTGTTACACCCAACTTGAAACTGATTATATAAACAGTATTGATAGAACAATACATTAAACCATAGGAGTATAGTATGGATATATTAGGTGGTATGAGTAATACCGAAGAGAAACCGCAAATTTACTTTGGCTTTAAAACAATGGGTCAACAGTTTTATGCAAATGGCGAAACACCAATTCAGTTTAAATACTTACAACTTGATATTGATACATTCAAGTCAGGTTGGGGTCGTTATACTAAGGCTGATGGATTTGAATATAAATGGGATGCAAAGTTTGGTGTTGTAGACCCTAAACCTGCTGATGATTGGAAGAGAGCATTTTCATGTTGGGTAATGCCTGATGGTGGTCATGCGATGTTATGGCAAAGATTTACTGTAGCTGAAGCTATGGCTTTTAATAAAATGTTAGGCACATTTTGGCATGAGAAAGATGCTAACGTGGGTAAGTTACCAGTAATGGAATATAAAGGCTCTAAACCTATTCAAGTAGGTATGGGTACTTCATCTGAACTTACATTTGAATTTGTTAAATGGGGTGATAGAGGTTTTCAAGTACCTGATTGGTATGTTGACCCTGATGCACCAGTTGATAATGATGATGGCTTTGTTTCTCCTAATGAGGGACTAGCAGATAAAGTAGCTGAAATGGTAGCTAAGACTGAACTTAGCGATGACGATATACCATTTTAGATGTCAAGCGTAGATTGGCAAAGAATCGCACCTGAAGTAGCAAAGCAGCTATTAGGTGAGCCTAAGAGTATTTCATCTACAGAAATGAGATGGAATACTCATGGGAGTATGGTTCTAAACCTAGAAAAAGGTCTTTTCTATAACTTTGAAGAAGGTTTTGGTGGTGGGGTTGTAGATTTAATAAAATACCTCAATGAAGATGTGTCAACGATTTTAAAACAGTTTGGTTATGACCAAGCATTGCCTAATGACTCCTTACTCAGCGTTAGTGTGACTCCCCCAAATGGCACTAACAAGGGCAATGCAAGGTCTTTTACAAAAGTCCAAATGAGGGAACTTCATTCTCAAGCAATAGTAAAAGTGCAGTATTCTACTAATTTTTGGGTTATGAGGTTTCCTGATGGGCATCCTATCAAACAAAAGTATGCACCCTTCAGTATGAATCCTGATGGTTCTTGGTCTATGCGTAGACCTGAAGGGTTATTACCTATTTATCATACTAATAACTTTCCTGATAAACCTATCATTATTAATGAAGGTGAAAAAGCATTGCGTGGATGTGAAGCTATAAGAAAGGATGGAGATGCTTGTACATGGCATGGTGGTGTTAATAGTTGGCAAAAAGCTGATTGGTCACCTATCTATGGAAGAGATGTTTGGATATTTCCTGATAATGATGAAGCTGGTAAGAAGGTTGCTAATGAGATTTCTAGTCACCTAAAACAAAATGGTTGTAGTGTTTAAA